CTAGAATCACCTTCTTCAAACCGTCGCCCTTCTTGTAGGTGCCGCGCTTCTTCATCGTCTTCATCGTGTGCTTGACATGCGTGAGCCACTTGTTCGCCATTTTTGTTTAAAGGCATAGATTTTTAAACGGTCACATCGTAGATTGGTGAAGTTTTACGCATGGGCTGGAAGGACACTGAAGGGTCGGGTAAAGCTGGTTTCTTGAATTTCTTGGGACGAAGAGGGCGGAGTGGTGCAGGTTTGAGGACTAAACTGTTCTCTTGGAACTCGCCAATATAGTTCTCCATCGCGGTATCTACTGAACCGTAATTCATCATAATCCACTGGCATCCATACGAAAAGAGGATTTGGGGATTAAAGTTAACTAAATCGTCCCCAATATCTGGGACAACCATCGTGATATGGTTACGGTTATGATTAATTAGTTCATCTGCATCATGAGGCTGTGATGCCTGCGTATATGTCAGGCGGCGTAAATGAGAAGTAGCCCAAGAAATGTTTACCAACTCTTCCATTAGGGTGCCTTTCACTTCACTTCCTGAAACCAATACAATCTTGCGCTGAAGATTACATACTGGCTCAACTACCAAATTGCGGCGCTGGTAACCGTATTCTGCGTCTAGGAGGTAAGGACGGCAAGTTGTTTTCAAAATTTCCGAGCACGCATTCAGGACATTCGTGTTTTTAGTATGGAACACTAAACTCAGAATGAACGGATCAGAAGAAACTGGAGAAGTGACTGAATTAAAAGCAGTATTTGCCAAAGCTACACAACAAGCTTCAAAGGACACAGTATTGTAAGCATAATCTGTTCCAAGATTCTGATTCTTTAATCCCACAACGGGTTTGCCGGATGCATCATCATACACATCCAACTCTATCATTCGAGCACCGGATTTCACAACTAGCGGAATAATTTGGTCGGAAACATAGTCATAAATCTTGGCTCCGGGAAATACCGAATACGAAGATGCCGCGGTATAAAAATCACACAACCGATAGGCCGGTGTTTGAGGACATCCTAGCGGAGCTAGTTTCGTAACCTTTTCATATGCAGCAAAGTTAGGTTTAGCTGAAGCCAGAGCTTTGGATTCAGAAGGTGTAAACGATAAGTACAACCAATAGCCGATTACGACGATTAGTAGTGCTATTAGAGGTGCTGACAATGAGAACCAGTCCATTGTTATTTAGTCCACGAATTAATAGATGCAATTACAGCCCATAGAAGAACAATACAAAAAGCAGCGACTGTTCCCATAATAATGTATTCACGGCCACCCATTATTAATCATGCCACGAATTAACAGCGACAGAGAACGAATACACTATTACTCCCACAACTATTCCAACAAATCCCAAAAAAATTCCTAAATTTATATAGCCGCGAAGTTTCATTATACTTTAAAGAGTGCTCCCCGAAAACCACGAACTACTTCGTCGGGAATTCTCTTTTGCATTGGAATACCTAATAAACAGCAGTAGTGGAAATATAAACAATACATTCCACACTCAGAATTTTCGTATTGGTGTCGAGTTTTGTTATATGTAGTGGCCATTGGTTTGGAATGAATCTTCGTAGCATCCCAAGTAATCTTCCAACGCTTCATCAAATTTATAACTTCTTTGGAAGGTCGCTCCGCATATGAATCAAAGAAAGTTACACGAGGAAAAACTAGTTCAGGACGAATATCACAATACAAAGCAATCCAGTGCTGACCTGGACCGGTGCTTACATCTGTATTAAACACTATACCAATACGACGATATCCCCTCTTATAAAGATCTTCAATATTCAATGAACATAAGGAATTGACCAAGCATGTTCCAGTTTCAGAATGTTTTCCAAAATCTATAGGCACAGTTCCTACATAATAATAATCGGGAAACAACTTGGCAAACTGTTTTTCAACTGCATCAATGTCCAGCGATGATAACCATTCTTCGGGATTTGTTTTCCATGAATTTGGAGCCTTAGGTTTTGAAAGCATAGAATTGATAATGCATTCGGCTGCACCGGTATCACACTCGTCGTGAAGACGAGATTCAATAGCTTTCCATACGGTAGTGGCTTTCCCCTTGGGAATAGGTGTTTCGCGGCTATGTTCCTTATTGTAAACTTTACGCAAATTTTCAACTTCCTTCTCGTCGAAGAACATTATATTGAAAATGGATAAGATTCTTAAAGCTTTAGGAACCGCAAGAATGGAAGAAGCAATTAAAGACCTGAAGCGATGTGTCAAGCAGTATCGTGAGGTGGACGATAAGCTTCGTGCTCTAAATCGTGAAGTATTCGACAAGCGCGAGGCTCGCAAAATTGTAGAAATGGAACTTGCAGATCTCATGAAGGTCGAAGCATTTCAAAATTTCAAGAAGTTGAAGATTGAGGAAGACGGATCAACAATCACGATTCAGCGCCCACAGGAATGGTCAAAGCCTTGGTCACTTTCAAAGAAAGATCTCAAGGATTCTCTAGAAAAATTCTTTAGTGCAAGTGTTCCTCCCCAGTCCGCAGATAGATGCTTTGAGTTCATTGTGGAAGCTCAAAAAACGAAACTTACATCTACCGACTTCAATTTCAGTCGCGTAGTTCCGGAGGAAGATTAGCTAATAATAATGTAATGGATAGGACGCCGAGAAAGCGTGAACCTTCAGCAAAAATGCTAGAAGCGATAGTAACTGCATCCGAAGTAAAAGCTCTTCGAACTCCTGCCGAAAAAAAGGTTATATCTGGAAAAATTTTGAGAAGTTTTAGAAAACTTGGTGAACCCGAACCTGAAATTGACCGAAATATATCGTGCTACGAGCAAAAATTGACTGTAATGGCAAAGTACATTTTTGGTAATAATGCAATCAAAGCATTCACAGAAGGAGTGAAAGATGCTGAAGGTAATTTTATTATTCGACCAAAAAGCATCCGCGATATTTGGGAATTAACCGATGAAACTATTCAATGTAATAATGTTATTGGAAAGTGGAAATTAGGCACAGAATGCTGGATTTGTGGATACGCCACCGTTCAATCAGCCAAGCGCCAAAAGCGTGACTCAATTGGCGGCGCAAAGCGAAAGCGCGAGCCAAGTGAAGATAATACTACAAATGAAAACCCTACTGGAATAGAACCTACTTGTGACCATATTCTACCTATCGCCCAAGCTCGATTTTTTCTAGATCTGTATAATCCATCTATTAAACCGACTACTCCAGAATCAGAAGCAGTTCTTAAATTGGAATATGAGTGGGCTCATCGCTATTGTAATGAAGTGAAAGGAGATACACCGTATATTAAAAATATTGGAACAGATGAAGAACCAGTATGGGGACCTGATATGGATGCAATGGCCGAAGATTTAGATAAAATATACTCTGGTTTGCGAAACCCATTATACTATCAAAGGTATTCCGATGGAAAATCTGTTCTACTTGAAAAAATAGGATCCAGTAAAATTGCCAAGAATCGATGGTTACAAGAACGCCAACCAATAATGAAAAAGCGTATGCAAGCTATTGCAGATCATGTAAATAAAAAAGAAAAGGGACTTGGTCGTTTAATTGTTCTTGCCGGAACGGCAAATTGTATGAACCCTAAAAATATTCGTAGCACGATGATTGAAATCATGAAAAGTTTCCAAGCAGAAATTGGAGTTGTTCCCGATGTAGAAGTTATACCTATTGATGATACAAAAGCTCCTTACGAAGAAGAATTTGAAGATGCTGAGAAAGATGCGATTAATGGACTTATTCAGTTACGAAGTTTTGAAGAAGAAGAAGAGGAAGAGGAAGAACCAGTTTCAACTGTTGCAGATGCTCTATGGTTCCTGAAAACTACGAAAGCCGAAGACCCCCCTGCAAATCAATGGGCATTCTTATTTTCAAGTTTATCTGAAGAACCTGCAAAGGGAGGGAAGACTCGTCGAAATATTCCTACAAAGAAGTAATGGCTCTGGCGTTCGTAACTGCACAGCTTCCTGGACTTATTGAAAAATATGAGCCTACAATCGAGGAGAATCTTACAATTGCACTGACAAAACTCAAAGAGGAAGATCCGGTAAATGCCAAACTCTTTTTAGATAACTGGCGGAAACTCGATGTGGTTGTTGAACGCGTTCTGGCATCTAAATCTGCCGGTAAAAAACGAACTCGTCGTCGTAAGACTCGTAAGTAAGTAAAATGGCAGTCCCAATTCTTTACAATCCGTTCAATCCTAAAAATCGCTTGTTTACCAATACGGATATCCAAGCGATTCTTTTGAAACACGATTCAGATTACCGAGTTCAAAGGAATGAACTATTCCAACAAGCTATGGTTCATTCTTCGTATGTGAAGCGCGGAGAGTATACTAGCCCCACTGGCGAATCTGCTCAATTATCCGAGTGTCCAAAACATTGTTTAGGGTTATTTGATGAATCCTACGAACGACTAGAACATCTTGGGGATTCAGTTCTTGGCGCATGTATTTCCACTTACCTCATGAAACGATACCCTCAGGAAAATGAAGGATTCATGACTGACCTGAAGAAGGAAATTGTATGTAATGAAATGCTTGGACAACTCAGTCAAAAAATTGGACTGGACAGGTTCTACATTATTTCTCGACATAATGAAGATGTGTGTGCTGGTCGAATGAACTTCAAGAAACTAGGAGATATCCTAGAAGCATTTCTTGGAGCCCTGTGGACAGATTCAGATAACGATTTCAAGACTCTGTATGGATTTGTGATCTGTCTTGTAGAACGATATATCGATATTCCCCGCATTCTGATGAATAATCGTAATTTCAAGGAACAGCTTCAAAAACTTTATCAAGCCAAGTTTCATTTCACTCCAACTTACTTGGCACTCGCCTCATCACTCAATTCTTATACTATGGCTGCTATTGATGAGAAAGGTAATCATTTGGGAATTGGCACGGCTCCGACTAAAAAGCAAGCGGAACAATTGGCAGCTAAACAAGCGATTGAACGACTAAGTTAGACTAATCTTCTTCTCGCGAGGAATGTGGCGAACCAGGAGTTCACGACCAGTTCCGGCAGCTGCTGGAGCACCTTCAATCGCTTGCATCACTTCAGCTACACGCTGCGGCTGATCGGCAAACTGCAAAAGAAGTTGAGTCCGAATAGTATCGCGACGGAGAGCAGGGCGAGAAGCACGCACAGAACGACTCAGACCACCCTTTCCTTCAATCGCAAAATTATCAACCTGATTATCGCGCATATACTTCAGAATATCCTCGGCACCCTTATTTTTCCTATCCTTGAGTTCCTTAATCTGCTTACGAAGTTCACGCTCCTGATCGTCTGCAGCAATCCAAGACTTTAGAATTTCCTTTACTTTGTCCGTGTCTTGCGCATGGTCTTCCTCGGCCATTTAGCTTTATTATGTCTTCTCGTTGAAAATCGCTTGCCTCCTGTTTCTTGTGAGATCTTTGAAAGATGTTCAATTTTATTAATAGCTTTGACCATTGGTGGTCCCATGACAGGAATAGCGTTGACAACATGAACTGCTGCTTGTCCAAAATCATCTTGTGCGATAGATAGTGCCGCACCAGATAAAGCAGCTGGAACAGTGCCTACCATAACTAAAGCTGCTCCTGGAGCACTACCAAGTTCTCCAATATTATTGGCAGTTGAAACGCCAGTTTCAATTGCGGCGTGTGTGCTTGCCATTCCTAACTTTCCGTATGGAACATTATTTTCAATAGTTTGTTGAATACCGACAACACCAT